AGCAACTTCTTTACTTGTTTCTTTTTGTAATATCAAGTTTGGTTCCCCAGAATATTTAGGAAGTTCTTCAATTGTTTCTTTTTGTAAAATCTGGTTTTGTTCCGCGGAATATTTAGGCATTTCAGGACCCTGTTCTTTTTTGTCCTCCGATTTTTCTTCCCCTTTTTGTTTCAAAAAATCCGTGCAAAAGGATTCTATCTCTTTAGGATCTTTAGGAAAAACTTTAGGAAGATTTTTCCGCGTTTTTTTTGGGGGTTTTGGAGAACTGTTCATTTCTTTGGCCGAAGATTTAGGAACATTTTTTTCCATTGTTTTTTGTGCAGATTCTTTTTCAACAACTGGTTCTCCCACATTTTCTATAACCGGTACCGATTCGGCCTTACGGCTAGTCGAGACAACTGCGCGACCATCTATACGCTCATTCGGTTCTTTATACACAAGACCCAAATAGTCAAAAATCCCCCGTTCATCCACAATATTTAGGGAAAGTTTTTCCTCCTTTTTCTTGTCCACCATTTTGGATAAACCGTGTTCATTTAGCGATAATCCTTTGGTCAATGCAAACCCCCGCATTGTGGCATTAAATCCCTTGCTTCCTGTGAAATAGAGAACTGCGAATGGATACTCCTCCGGTGTAGTATATAAAAAATCAACGCGCCGGGCCAAATATCCTTCCTGTAATCGGGTTATAACTAAGCATTTAGACTTACCTCTAGAGAGAACTTCAATGATTATTTTAGTACTCAATAATTCGTCTATCCACTTGCTAAATGCAGTGGCGTCTTTAGCGGTTATAATCACATCTATGTCACCGGATGCTGTCGCACCTCGCCTGTAGCTACCCACAATTTCATATTTCATTTCAGTTTTCTTATTTACGGTGTCATATGCAGTCTGAAAAACGGCGGAATATTCGTCGATTTCTTTGCGGGGGATTTTTTCTTGTATATCTTCGTAGTATTTTAGGCCCACTTTTTGGACATCGTTGAGAACCTCGTTTTGCCTTTCTCTCAATTGTGCTATAGAGGTTATTCCTTTAGAAACCAATTCTTTGGCCTTTTTAGGACCAACACCATATACATCACTCAAAATATTTTCCGGGTTCTCCTTTTCCTTTTCTAAAATATCCAATGTTCCGGTTTCGTCGTAAGCTTTGAGTTTTTCTAATATAACAGGACCTATACCAGGTTTTCCGGCCAAATCAGCGGGTTCATAAATATCGTGCTGCACAGCTAGAATCGATTCTTGTGCACGCCGATAAACCCGGGCGCGAATATTATCACCTCGTTTAACCATTATAGCCAAAAGTTCTCCCATTAGGTCGGAATATATCTCGTTTTTTCTGGGTCTCTCTGGAGGAATTTGTTCAGTAGATTGTTTTTGATTAATAGGCTGTACTTTTCGACTTTGTTTTTGCTTTGGCTGGTTTATATCAGACATAATATATATTTATAAGAGATATATTATGTATTATACATCCTTCATACACCCATATAGCCTACTGTTGTCTAGAATCCGGGTTCATCAGTAAAAACCGGAGTATTTGCAGCAGTATTTAATGTAGGTGTAGCCGTTATAATATTAAAAAAATCGTGAATATGTTTATTAAAATGGAAATATGTAAATGATGCGGCCATAGAAGATACGAAAACTATTATTGTATCTCTAAAAATTAATTTAAATGGTTTAATTTCTTTGTCTAAATACTTCATTTCTACTATTTTCAATACAAAAAATAGAAAGGTTATAGATATAGCTAAAATAAAGACTTGTTCCATAATACATTTAATGACGAACTTTTCGCAGATAAATAAACGCAAAAAATGTATTATAAATACTTGAACTCACGATTATAATCAATATGTATATTATTTAAATCCTCATACTCGTGTTTTGATGCGTTTTTTTGTATTTTTTGTAATTTATATTTATTGGATGTATAATTTTTGTAAACATAAATGAGTATTACGCAAAAACAAAGAGAACAAATACCAGTTGAAATACCAAATACTATAGAATTGTATTTATTATTTGAATAATATGAATAATAAGAATATTGTATAGTGTTGTTGTCCGAATCGTTTCTATAATTATAACTAGGTGTATAAGTCGGTGTATAAGTCGGTATGTAAGTTGGTATACAAGTCGGTGTATAAGTTGGTGTATAAGTTGGTATACAAGTCGGTATGTAAGTAGGCGTATAAGTAGGCGTATAAGTTTCTGCATACAAATATAATGTGGGATATAGTGTAGGACGTGATGCCGGATTTGGAATATGATACATAACCGGATATAAAGTAGGATATGGGTTGAGATATGATATATAATTATTATTTACAAGTGGTATACTGTTATGTAAATTACGGGGATACTCATATGTACGCGATCTACTAACAATATATGGAGAACTTGTAGTGTATGGATTAAAAATATGTAAAATCGACTTGGTGGGACAAGAGCTTGGATTATGCACAGTTATTTGAGGTGTAGTTGTATATGTAAGTAGTGATGATACTGGATACATATGTGGTGTATTTTTGACATTTTTGCTGTGTTTAAATGTTGAATGTTTTTTTTTATTTTTTTTATCTTTTATATTAACTGCAAGTGTTATTGAATCCTTTATAACTTTTTGATATGGCATATATTATTTATTATATATTTATAATAAAAATCTATTCCAATTCTTCTATGTCTAATGTTATTTCATCGTCTCTAGGATTTATTTTAGAAATAGGATTTTCGTCCATATCCAATATATCAAATCCACTCAAATCAATAGGCTCAGTATGGATTTTAATACGGTCATCATCGTCATCACTGTCTTCTTCTAATTTACGTTTAAAATAACGATCCGCACTAATTGCTTCTAACCTATCTTCCGTTTTTGGCGCATTTATGTTTTCGACTTTGTTTGACAATGGGTCTAATACAGAATCATAGTCATTAAATGATATACGGGTTATTGGGTTCTCATCATCCAAGTTTTTCACACCTGGTGATACTGGTGCAACTATCGTTTCCGCTATTTTATCGCTAGATGGTGTTATCGGTTCGGCGCTGGGTTCCGGCGTTTTTTGTACTACTGGATCAGTCGATTTATCCCCGGGTTCTACTAAGTTCTCTATAATGACTTCTTCTTCGTGTTCGACGCTTTCGTCCATATATGCGCGAATAATGGCCTCCGTTGGAATACTTTCTCGTATAGCAATCAATATACATTCTTGGACAATTTGTTCAAGTTCTCTATTATTCTTTTGAATCATTAATGATGTTATATTACGTTCAAACAAATATACGTTCTTGTAGACTTTTCGTGCAACATTGATATAGACCTTGTGTATGAAATGGTCCAATTTAGGAATAGATATATCGATTTTCTTTTGTTTGTTTCCTACACGGATACAAGTGAGAACCTTGAGTTGTATAATATGAACACACGTAATTAAATCTTCTAAATAATTGCATCCACTTCGTTCAATAATACGTTTGCGTTCTTCCTCTATTATGACAGAGTTCCATTTATCTACACGCGATAAAAGGTTTTGAAACGTCATCAAATATTTAGTAGCTTCACCATTATCTGCGCACATTTTCCACGCTTCGTTGTAAATGGACCGAATACCCTCTATTACCAAAGGACATAGAATACTTAGCAAACGACTGCACCATTCATTTCGGGATTCTTGTAAATTGGATAAAACGAAATCGTCCATTATGTCTATAACTAGTTATAGACAAAGTATTTAGGCGGTTTTTACACAAAACCTTTTTATAGACAGTAGTAGAAAAAACATCAACATTTTTTCGCATCGGAACTCCCGTCTTATTTTGTGATATTTCATTGCTAATTCAGATTTGTTTTCTGCATTTACAATCGGTGTTTCGTTTATCCATTCCATTATTTCTAAACAGGAGAACCCTTGTTCGTAAAAATGACATACTAAATCATTGAGATTGTTTGTAGTTAAATAGTCGGGTTGTTTAAAAAAAATGTCGAGTTTATTTGAAATATACGAATGTTTTTTGTCGAGTATATCGCCTATGGGATATTTTTTGTCTAAAGAATGAGTGTGCAAGTTTACTATTTTGTCATTCACCATATGTTCAGGAACATAAATCGTACAAAATCGGGATAAAATGGGATTTAGCAATTTGTTTTTGTTTTCTATAATAATAAAAAATCGAGTTGTATGGCTAAATAATTCTATACAACGTCTTAATGCTGATTGTGCATCTATTGTCAAAAAATCGGCATTTAGGAGAACAATGGATTTGAATAATATACCATTGTTTAGGTGAATATTGGTTTTTGCAAATAATTTCAAGTCTTCGCGGATAAACTTGATTCCTTTCCCGTGCGCACAATTTACAATCATAACATTGGATTTTATCTTTTGTTTATCAGATTGATATATCTTGTTTAGAAAGCTGTATATGATAGTTTTCTTACCCGTACCATTTGAGCCATAGATAATGATATTAGGTATTTTTTTAGTTTCATAAAAATAGGCGAGTTTTTGGTTTATTGCGTCGTGGTGAGGAAGTATTTCGCAATTGGCCATTTTCCCTAAATAGTATTTTTAGGAAAGTATTTTTATGTGGGTTTTTGCAATTGTTAGTTTTTGTGTATATGGCTAGGCGAGGTCTATACCTAACCTAGTTTTATTACATTTGTGCATATTTTCGTCATTTCGTATCGCTCGTGATATATGGTTTTACGGCGCAAATTGCACGACAAACACGCAATTAATAAATTGCCCGAATTATGTCCGTGGTCATTGTCTATACGGTCTAACGTCCATTGCAATGGGTCTCTAACTATTTCGTAGAGAACCTTGATGTCTTTTTTGCAATAGTGGCATTTTAAGTTCGATTCAATAAGTAATTCTATAACACGTTCTCGCGTTATAAATTGGGATGGAACATAGAGGGTTTTTACTATATCTTGTGATTTATATCCGGCTATTTTTTGTGAGAGTTGTTGTAATACACACATTTGTGCTGTGTCGTATTGTTCGGGTTTACTAGTTGCTATATTTTTTAATAGACCAATTTGATTTTCTGGGGTATAATCTTCTTCGGTAAAACGCCATTTTTTGGTATTTGTTATAACCCGTTTTTGTTTTTCTTTTTCTAATGTGCTTACGTGTATACCATTGTCTTTAATCATTTCTATATCATTTTGTAGGTTCTCTGATATCGTTTTTATTGGAATCGATTTTGGTTCAGGTAATACAATTATTTTATTCATTCGTATATCATACTTGGCTAGATAAATATATAATTGAAAACGAGATAAATATAAAACAATATACAATATATCATATAAAGACAATACAGTTAGAATATGCTTGGTTCCACAAATACTGCTAATGTGTCAACTAGTTCATCTACGGCTACTACTACGTATACAAATGCAGTAAATATGAATGCAATTGATGCATTATTAGAGAACGAAAAGCAAAAAAACAAGTGCGATTCTTGGAATAAATTGGATAAAACGGTAAAGACGCAGAAACTGCACGCTTTTGCTGAAAAATACGGAAAAGAACACAATTATCCAGCAAAAGACGTTAAAAGCTTGAAGACATTTTTTGTGGGTTGTCTAGAAAAAGCGAAACTGCAAAAAACAAAAGATGTAGTCTATGACAAAGACACTGGCGAAATTACGAGTATTCCTGCACTATTTTTTAATAGCATTAATCATACATTTACGCTAAAAATTGTGGATAGCAAACGAGTCAGCACGTTAAAATCGCTTACTCCGAAACGGATTTCGGAGAAAAACCAGGCAACCCCGGATTCTGTTGACAGTTCAACGT